GTATTTTGGCTTGAATTGAAAGCAAATGATCTCAAGAATCGAGGCATATCAAAGTGGCAAATTAATTGGCACATCAAATATCAGAGAGCAGGTGGTAAAGTATATATTCTGAACTCCCCCCTCAAGCAGAGAGCCTTGGAAATTCTGGTCGTGAACCGTGATTCTCGTTGCGTTGACCTCGTTGCCACGTCCTCGGTTACCACAACTCAGGGCATCTGGGACCTTCTCCTGAAGACGGCTGGTGCAGCCTCCTGAAGTCCTCGTTCCTCGTTGCTCGTTTCCTCGTTTGACGCCACTAAAGACCATCAGACTCTGGCCCCAGGATCTGGGAGCTGGCAGCGCGAAGGATTCCTGTGGTACGAAAAGCTACGTCCTCGTTGGCGAACTCTCGCTTGACAACATTCAGGTAGATAGAATACTGGCTGGCCAGGCGTGGATCTGGGAAGCAGGTGATGGTATCGTAGTCCTCGTTTCCTCGTCCTCGTTCATTGCCATTCGCTGACCAAGAGGATAGGACGCTGAGCCCAGCACCAGCGTCAGGTAACTCCTGTGGGAAAAGTTCTGGAAAAAAGTTCTTGACAGCAGGAGATAGAAGTCTTATATACATGGGACACATAACATAGGAGAAAGAAATGTCTAAAAGTATACTAGTAGAGCTAACCTTTTGTGTTAGCATCATTGTTATCCTGAAGCTCGTGGGGGTAATACTATGACCAAAGATAAATTTATTTGGAGAGATCCTCTGGACTCAGAAGAAGCCAAACAGATGGAAGAAGACAATGTTGTCTTCTCGTGCCCTGAACACGGCAAAGAAACATACTTCAAGATAAAGGCACTGGAAAGAAGACCTTCGATGCAGGACTACGTGTACGTATGGTTCAAGCACCGTGGTCATGCCGAGAAGATGTGGGTGAGAATTACCAAGGGCAGCAGACTCAAAGGTGAAGGTTTGTTAGACAACGTACCTAAGATACTTACGAAGCTGCAGTTGCGTCAACACGTTAAGTTCAAGACAGACGTGGAGGGAATCACATGGGGAAGGTAACATGTTAGTGGGGATCATGATCTTTGGATGGGCTGCCGTTTCGGCAGCCATCGCATGTCGCGCTCCCTCGTTTATTGCGTTTGCGGTCCTAGCAGCGGTGACCATATGGTAACTGGCCTGGCCAGCACCAGGTTCTGCTGGAAGAGGCATGGTCTCGTTGGTAGTTCCTCGTTGGGCGACACTCAAGAGTATAAAGACCAGCTCCCAGAGCCAGCCCCCCAGTTTTTCTTCCAGAAGCTCTCGTGGATCGTGGAAATTTTTTACTTGACTTTATTAAATAAGGTCTTACATTCATGGGATAAACATAAACAAAAGGAGAAAATCATGGGCTTTGATTTATACAGTCTAGGCAATCACAAATCAGAAAAGGGCGAATACTTTAGAAACAATGTTTGGTGGTGGAGACGCCTCGCTCAATTTGTATGTGAACACACGGGAGTTATTGAAGAAAAGGACAAACCCGAATGGCAATCAAATGGTGGGCATGAGGTCAATGAAGAACAAGCCAAGCAAATTGCAAAACAATTAAAAGCGTTAATTGATAATGGCACAGTTGCGAAAGGTATCAAAGAATGTGAAGAGGACATGAAGAAAGCCGAAGAAAACAACATTCATGTAGATAAACTTCATAACCTGCTACGCAAGAAAGTTGAAGCCGAAACAGGTAAGATCAATCTCGCACCTGCTGACTATCCAAAGGACGACCATGATACATGGAGTTGGATACAGGCGAAGTACGATTATGGTTCATCTTATCCCTTTACTTTAGAGAATGTAAATGAGTTTATTGAGTTCTGCGAAGAGAGTAATGGATTTAGAATTTGTTGAGATAGCAATCTACTTATGTTGTGCTTGTTATTTATTCAATCGGCACGGGCTACCACCCGTGCCGTCTCGTTTCTCGTTTCTGCGTTCTCTAGTTATTTTAAGAAGAAAGATTAAAGTCCCAGCACGGAACTCTGCTGGAAAATTTAAAATCTTTTTAGATAAAAAAAAGCTATGAGGTATAGGTCGCATTGAGGTCGAAATCTTAATGTGCGTGGCTCTATGGAAGAAATTTTTTTTTGAAATAGTGAAAAAAAGAGTTGTTTTTAAAAATCTTATCTATATAAGATTAGTTATAACTTAACATAAACAAAAGGAGTAAAAGTTATGACAAAGCAAAAAAACACTCTTAAAAAAACAAGAGTTAAAAAAGCAAGTCAAAAACAAAAACTTGCATTGTTAAACTATGGTATTTTGAAAAGTACAATTTCAGAATACACTAAACAAACAAGTCTTATGAAACCCGAGTATGTGGAAACTTTTAAAGACTTAAAAACAAATCTTATTATCTTAAATGATATGGGGAATGGGTTTGAGGGTTTTGCTCAACTTATTCAAAGAAAGATGAAAAGATTTGATACATCTAAATTCAAAGAGAAATTTCCAAAATTGTATGAGGAATTTTTAGTTGATTTAGAAACTACTGAAATCAAAGTTAAGTATGAAAAGATCGGGGGTGCTAATGCCTAATAACGATTTAATTAATATACTTAATACAACACTTGTTGAGCAATCTGCTCAACAAGTTGATCAACCAACTGACAATCCTACAACTGCATTGAACTATCAGTTTATGTATAAACAATTAGAAAGTGCTGTTGAGGAAATTTTAGTTAAGTATCCTAATGATGATATTGTAAAAGAATTAAAACAAAATCTTATTAGAAATTTAAGACCGATACTTGAACAGTTGAATAATGACTAAAAGAATATTCAATCTAAAACCTAGTTATGTCCCCGAGCAATTCGGGGGCATTTACTTTATCATTGGTAAAGAAAGTAAAATTATTCGGTATATTGGAATGTCGCGTTTTGATATTCATCAACGATTACGTTCTTACGATTTAGATAGAATGAACTGCGTTGTTAAAATACTGCGAGTAAAAGACCCCGATAAAATCAGATGGTATGAAAGACGTTGGATACAAAAGTACAAACCAACGTGGAATAAATTAATACCACCAAAAAGAACTAACCCTTTACACAATCCTTACATCTAAAAATTTCAGGCAGCAGGTAGATGCTGCTGCCTGGCAGCAACTGGCGTCACCTGTAACCTGAAGGTGACGTGCTAGAAGGCTCAATATCTAGTACGACATACAACGACTTACCACAACATATTGTGACGTTATACAACTTTGAATGGAACACAGAGATCGCCTTGAGAATAAGATCTATACATGTAGTCCAGTTTATTTTATTATGGTACAAAAGGGGACCCATGAATAAAGAACTTTTGACAGACGACCAGTTAAGAAGCGTTGTCGAGAAAAAATTTATAGAACATATTAAACTTTGTCAGGATAATTTTATATATTTTGTAAAAAATGTTTGGCCTGACTTCGTATGTAGATTGGATAAGGACCCAAAGAAATGGGGGCACCATCAGATAATAGCTGCCGAGTTTACAAAAATTTCTAAAGAACGAAAAGGGAGGCTCATAATTAATATGCCTCCTAGACATACTAAATCAGAATTTGCATCATATTTGTTTCCTGCTTGGATGATAGGGAAGTTTCCCAAATTAAAAATTATGCAGGTATCTCACAACTCAGAATTATCAGCAAGGTTCGGTTCTAAGGTTCGTAATCTTATGGACAGTGCAGAGTATAAACAGATCTTTGGAGATGTTAAACTACGAGAGGATAGTAAGGCGAAAGGCCGTTGGGAGACCAATCATGGTGGCGAATATTATGCAGCGGGGGTAGGCGGTTCTATCACAGGACGAGGGGCGGACTTACTTATTATCGATGACCCACATACAGAGCAAGATGCTTTGTCTGATACAGCTATGGAAAAAAGTTTTGATTGGTATGTATCAGGACCCAGACAGCGTTTGCAACCTGGAGGAACAATTGTTGTTGTAATGACCCGTTGGGCTGAAGATGACCTTACAGGCAGATTGATCAAGGCGCAAAAAGAACCAAAGGCAGACAAGTGGAAACAAATTTCATTTCCTGCAATCATGCCTAACAATGAACCTGTATGGCCTGAGTATTGGGAACTAGAAGAATTATTAAAAGTTAAAGCATCTGTTCCAGTGAGGAACTGGTCAGCTCAGTATATGCAAGAACCAACTTCTGAGGAAGGTGCAATTATAAAACGTGAATGGTGGAAGCCTTGGTCTAAGAAAGATATACCTACGCTTCAAGGTATCATTCAATCTTATGATACAGCGTTCAGTAAAAAAGAAACTGCCGACTATTCTGCTATTACTACTTGGGGTATATT